GAGGGAAACACTAAAACAGTTCCTTGTGTTCTCAGGTGCTCTTGTTTGGGGCTGCTGAGATGTAACGGCTGCATCTCAAACTCACCGCCTTCATACTCTTCTGGGCTAGACAGTTGGCACACCAGAGATAACTTCCTGTGTACTTGTCTACCATCATCCCAGTTTACATCGTTATGCCAATTATAATAACCTTGATCTTCTGCGTTGTACTCTGTAAACTGAATCTCGTTTAAGTGCCACAACTCAGATCCAAAGGCATTATGATTAGCAACATGAAACAGATTAGTTAGTTCATGGTACAGCCAACCAAGGTCTTTATTGTCTCTAGCGATCCACCTAACTTTACTTCTACGAACATTAGTGTCTACGTTAGAGCCTTGGAAACCTACTATTGCCGCCTGCGGTTCTATCTGTTTTGCCTGCTCTACTATTGTGCTACAAAGTTCTTTAGGATACCTCTGCTGCCACATCTGCCACATTGCATTCAATTAGTTTCCTTTAGGCCAGTTCTGTGCTCCAACAACAGCAATCAAAGCTTCTACATCTGCACAGGCAGCGATAGCAGCTTCTAAGCGATCACATTCAGCAACGATAGCGGCTCTCTTCGTAGCTACTGCAGCAGGCACATCGATGTTTCTCTCAAACTTACGCCATACATACCAGTCAGTCTGGGCAAGCATAGAGCCAGCAGTATCCTTGACCTGTGCAGTCCACTGCGACTTCAAACCTTTGGTAACAAGTCTCTCTGCTGAGTCAACCATCGCAGGCTCACCATCAACCACGCCCAAGACTTTGACATACATGGGGTTACCATCTTGGTCTACTTCTTCACGGTCATCTAGCAACTTAGGCAGTGTCGGGGACCAATAGAACCGCTGGTCATACTGCTCTGGGTCTGCTACCTCTACCACGCCTAACTGCTCACGCAAAGCAGGGTCACGCAGGTGTGGATAGCGTATGCCGCCGATGACTTGTTCAGAGTCGATTGAGATTGCTACGTTATTAAGTAAAAACATTTGTTGCTCCTATCGTGCGAGGGAGTATTTAAAAGGATTTTCGGCAAAGGCTGCATACAAATATGTTCCTGAATCGTTAGTGTTACCGCCTGTACCCCGTAACTTAAATCCGTTGGAAAGAAAATCTATCGGGCCGACTCCTGTAGCCTCTGCGTCCGATGCGTTGGCTCTTAATGATTTATCAGCAGCGTTATATGGGTCTCTTTTGGCATCTATAATTTCCCAAATACCTGTGCTTGTAAAACGCTTGACCATTATATACGCAGGACGGAACCCCAAGTAAACAAACGGGCCATCAGCAGAACTATTGCCGACATAAGACCCAAAGGCAGAATAGCCAGCCACTGGTGCGAAGCAGTATGCTACCATTCCATATCCTGCACCGCCACTTGCGTAGGTCGAACCAACAGAAAATACTGTTGAAGTTGGGGCTGTGCTGTTCCAGACATTCGCCGCAGACGCTTGAGCCGCTGTTGATTGAAGGCGAATAGTATATGCCGCCGATGTTAAGTTTTTGTGATAAACTTCCCAATCTGAAGAAGAACCAGAACGAATCTTCATTATCACCATATCTGGTACAACCCCAAGACCATGTCCGATGGTTGCCGTGCCACTTGACTGCCCCGTCCAAGTAACAATCGAGAATCCGCTAGTAGTGTTTGCGCTGACTGTGCTGGTAATAGAGCCAGCCGTGTTAGAGGAGCCAGCACCGTTGGCTTTCCAACACCAACCTACATAAGTTCTAGAGCCAAAATTTAGATAGTCTTTATTTGTTCCTGTGGTAAACCCATCAGTATTAAATGATGTTAATTGACCAGCCGTAGTATCTTCTGCGGCAGTTGAATCTGTTACAAGAGAACCCGTTGTTGCTCCTCTAACTGCATCGTATAAACGATGTGATACCCCTGCCGTATTCCGAGATTTAGCCCATAAGAAATCTGGCTGGAAACCTACTCCTGTAAGAGCCCTACTTGCCGCATCAGTTGCTGTCCATAGTATTGGATTAAAGTACTTTCCAGCCTGTGTCGTGCTAGTTGCACCGATAGTCGGCGTAGGCAGATTCTGTGTGCAGAGTGCTTTGAAGCCAGAGGGGGCTGCATACGGGAAAGCACTTGCCCCAAAGCAAAATTCTCTGGTCTGCTGCGAGGTGTTGGTTGTATTGTTGAACGACACATTATACGGAATGCCTGTCGTGAAGCCAGTTAGTTGCGCCGTGGAAGATGTGTTAGGGGTGGCGTTCTTTGCAATGTAAAGCCTTCCGTTGTCAGCATCAAACGCAAAGGTATATACATCTCCATCGGAAGCAGATGCAGGTGTTGAGTTGGCTGTTACGCCAGCAGCCTTAGCGTATGTTCCATCGGCACGGAATGTTGCATAAGTCCCGGTCAGCGTTCCATAACTAACTTGCACAGATCCCGGAGTGACCCCCACTCCACCACCACCACCGGCTTCGGTGTATCTACACGTCCAATACCACTTGCCTGTAGTCGGTATCTGGATTGTTGCGTGAGCAAAGTCATCTGGAAAGGTTCCAGACGGACACACGAGTTTTAGATTGCCGTTTGATAGAGCGTATGAAGACGAAGAATTAAGCGGATTCATTGTGGCGTAATTCCCACGCACCTCACCACCAACACCAGTATCTGTCCCGTAGGATGTGGGCGAATCTACTAAGGAGTCATTGCCAGCACCAGCGGTTACAGAGAAGTTATTGGTAGTCCAATCGTTAGAACCAGCATCATCGTAACCAAGTGTCGTGGTAGATGTGTTGTCCTTAAATGACAGATAGAAGCCGTTAGTGCCGTATGTGCCTGTGTAGGCTTTAGGCTTCCATACACCTGTGTTGGAGTCTGTTTCACCGAATGAGGATGGGGTTAAGGCTTGACCGTCAATGAAATAAGTTTCGGTTTGGTAATAATTACAATACTCAGTACCGTCACCAAACCGACCAATGTTATGAGCAATAGTGTTGTTTATATTACCGTCTTGGTTTTGAGATGGGTTTGTATCTGTACCAAATGCAGTTACTTCGGTTCCATTTACATAAAACCGCATCCTATTGCCACCAGTTGCATTACCAGAATCATAAGTAATTAGAAAATGATACCAAGATGAAACATCACGAAATACTTGAGTTGTTATAAGCCTTCCAACAGTTGAACCGCCACTTACAATTGCCCAAGAAAATTGGTCAGATGTGTTAAAAGAACAATAGTCATAGTTACTACCATCAGACCTTGCACTAAAAAATGTTTGATTGGTACTTAAAATGCTTCTTTTAATCCAAGCACTATATGTCCATGTATCTCTGTTGCCAGCACTTGCTGGAGTCCTGTTCAGATACGCCGAGTCTGCGCTATTGAACCTGAGACTGCGCTCAATCTGATAGCCACCAGTGACTGGGCCAATGCCCGTAGGTAGAACAGCCATTAAGCTAATGCTCCAGAGTTAACAACAAACACGTTAGTACCATCAGAGAAGTAACTCAGCAGGTATGTACCAGTGGCTGATAAGGTAGCCAAAGCACCAGTGGCTACCTTGGTATTAGCATGGGCAGATACTGTGTAGTTAGATCCGTTGACTAACAGGATAAACCCACACTGACCAGCAGTGATGTTAGTAAAAGTCAGGGTTATAGAACCTGTGGGTGTGCATTTGAAGTTGTTAGTCACGTTCATGTCAAACGAACCATCGTTGTCAGTAGTGACAGTACCACGCTGTGAAGCTGAGAAGGTCTGTGCAGCGTCTGATCCAGCTACTGTAAAGGTAGCATCAGGCACTGTAACAGTACGGTTAGCTGATGGTGAAGCCGATATTGTGGATATAAAGTTAGTTGATCCACCATTAAGTGCAATAGCCATAGTTTATACCTCTATCCAATTCTGTTGATCTTCGTTCCAGTTATACCTCTTACCGTCTGTTGGGCAGGCAACTGGGGCATCCCATAGGCAAGTATTTTCGTTCAGAGTCCATGAGGCAAAAGGCTTTGGTGGTATGAACGCATCCCGTACAGAGTCATAAGTGTATCCGATGCCAGCATAGTTCTTACGATAAGGTGCGCCACCACCAGAGTGAATGCCGCCAATAGTGTTGTAAGAAGTCCGCTTGCACGTCTGACCTCGGAACGTACCATAGTGAGTTTCCCAATTCACCCCTTCCTCGCCCTCGTTTTTACCAACAATTACTTCAGTAACAATATTGTTCTCATTTAAAAATGCGTAGTGGGCCATCATTAACTCCAAGAGACGTTGCCTGTTCCAGCGGTTACAGTTGTTACTTTAAATCCACCAGAAGGAGAAGCTGTTGATAAAGTTAGACCGCCACCGGGATTGGAGATTGTGAGATTGTCAGGGTATTTAAGGATAACTATACCAGAACCGCCTGTGCCGCCATTTCCAACGGTGGAACTACTTTCATAAGATGATGATCCACCGCCCCCACCGCCCGTATTAGCAGTTCCAGATGAGCCGTTTCCATTTGCTCCGCTTGCCCCATTACCGCCACCGCCTGTGCCACCTGATCCTGCGGCTTGGTTATACCAAGTTCCACCGCCACCACCGCCTCCTCGGGTGACTGATGACCCTGTAATGGTAGATGCAACGCCGTTGCCTCCTTTACCGCCGCCATCTGAAACTCCATCAGCTCCTGCTTGACCTGCGCCGCCTCCAGCGCCGCCTCCATAAGCAAGACCGTCATTGCTGCCCGCACCGCCGTTATAACCTTGGTTTGCCGTTCCAGATCCTGCCGCACCAGCAAAAGAAGCACCACCACCACCAGACCCACCCGTTTGACCAGCGGCAGCTCCTGTATTTCCTGCTCGACCGCCACCTGTTGAGGTTACTGTGCTAAAAACAGAATTATTGCCAGACGCAATACCCGTTCCAGAATACCCAGTTCCCCCAGAACCTCCAGCACCAACCGTTACGGTGTAATTTGTTGATAACGCAACAGCAACTTGTGATTCTGCCGATGCGCCGCCACCAGATGTGCCAGCAGATGTGCGATATCCTCCAGCTCCCCCACCACCACCAATAGCACCGCCACCCCCGCCTGCAACAACAAGGAAGTTTATAAGTATAGGTCCAGGCCAATTCCCAGCCTTTTGGGCTTTCAATTGTTCTTGTAAACTCCAAATACCAGTTGCAGTTGTGCTGGTTGGGTTATTTGCTGCGCCAATAATTCCACCGTTGCCGATTGGCATTACGAGATTTCCTCATAAGAACAAACCACTTTAAGGTCGTTTGCAGCAGAAGCAGTCGCACCGATTGATTTGTCTTCTTCTAAATAGATTGAAGAAGCTTTATCAATAACAACTAATGAAGAATCAGCAGGCACTGATACAGTGCTAACAATTTGAGTAGCTGTGCCACCAATGCTTGCTTGGGAGTATAAACTGATAGTAATATCTGCCGCTGCTGATCCATCCACATTGCTAACAATCAACGAGTTTATTTTAAAAACTTTGTTACTTGAAGCGGCGTTACTAACCACTGTTGTAGCACTGGTGGATGTAAGATCAGTAACTGAAGTTTTACCTGTAATTGCTGTTACGTTTACGATATTAGGTGCTGCCATGTTAGCCTCCAAATACAATAGCCATAGCTATTGCTTTGCCTGTTGTTAAGTTACCGCCTAAAGGACTAACTAACCAGTTAGCCCCTGAATCTGTTGTAATTGTTGCACCAGATGCAAGAGTTATCGGACCAATACTCATACCATTAAAACCAGTAGGAATCGTGTAATTAGAATCGATAGTCTGTGAGTGTACAAAAATACCGTTCTGTGCTACTGGAACTTCAGACTTAAATTCACCTGTTGATGGTTTATAAAGTAGTTTTGCATTGCCAGTGTAAATTGTTGATGCAGTACCTGTTGTTGCGCCTAAAAAGGTAGGGTAAAGGTCTGATGCTGTACTGGTGTCATTAGAAATGTTTACTGATGTACCTGTGGAGGGTGTAACCCAAGACGTATCATAATCTGTTGCACTGTCTTTTTGCAATACCTGACCAGTTGTACCACCAATAGGGACACCTGGGCCAGTAGGACCAGTAGCCCCAGTCGGTCCAGTAGGCCCTGTTGGTCCTGTAGCACCAGTCGGACCAGTCGGCCCTGGTGGGCCATTAGCCCCGGTTGGGCCAGTAGGACCAGTTAAACCAGTTAGCCCTGTCGGACCAGGAGCACCAGTGGGTCCTGTCGTACCAGTCGGTCCAGTTGGCCCTGTAGGTCCTGTTGGGCCGGTAGGACCAGTCGGAATAGTAAAGTCAAAGACTGCCGCAGAAGATGAACCACTGTTGGTTACAGATGCTGAACCACCTGCTGGGCCTGTAGTTGTGGTTCCTACAGCAATCGTAGCTGCTGAACCAGTCGGGCCTGTAGGACCTGTCGGGCCAGTCGGTCCAGTAGAACCTGTAGGACCGGGAGAGCCTGTTGGTCCAGTTGGTCCGGGCGGTCCTGATGGGCCAGTAGATCCTGTCGGGCCTGTTGGACCAGTCGATCCAGAAGGTCCTTGTGGGCCGGTAGGTCCTGTCGGGCCAGTTGTACCGTCAGGAATGCCAAAGGACAGCGAAACAGTTGTAGAGTTATAAGCTACAGTCGGTGTAGAGCCAGCAGGCAACGAAGAGACTGCTACATCTAAATCTGTAGTAAAGTCAATGGTGCTTTGAGCCGATGCCGCCGCAGCAGCAGCACTGGCAGCCGACTGCGTAGCGTAAGTCAGTGCTAACTGTGCTGTGTTTGCTTGATCGGCTGTTGCATCGCCGGGGCCACCGGGACCACGATATATCGCCATGTTAGTACCAAGTAGGGATGTAACCACCAGCATCAGTAGACCATGCTTTGGTCAACGATGCGTCTTCGTAAACATTGATATAATCAATGCCTGCTACTTTACCTGTCAAACTAGCAAGAACATCTAAAAACATAGCACCACTGTTATCATAAGTGTTATACTGTGCTGGGGCAGAGCCTAATTTCTTTGTGGGGATGTAATCAACCCATGCAGTGAGTCCAGAAATACTGCCAAGTTTATTAACCACAACTTTAGTGGTTCCATTGGCAGTTGCATAGGTAGTAGGGTAGCAGCGAGGTATCATATTATTCCTCTATTTTATTTTCTATAGCAACCTCAGCGAAGATGCTATAGAAAAGCCTCCTAAGAGGCAAAACCGTAAGGTTTAGAACGCTGGGCGAACTACAATAAAATCTACAATAGCGGGAGCAAGATTTACTGCGCCAGCAGTGTTATTTAGAACCGTCAGAGTAACCGTATTAGCAGCAGTTACTGCACCAGCGATAACGGTGTCTACAGTGTCTACAGCGATAGAGACACCCATAACGATATCACCAAGGGCAACACCAGGAACTGTTACATCAACAGATGCAAACGTACCAGAACCAACAGCAGCATTGCCAAAGTCAACAGACTCAGAAACTGCCCACATCTCAGAGAACAAGCCCTGAAACTGGGAACGACCTTGAGAAACAGCCATAATAATCTCCTTAAGTGGTTAGAAGGGGACCAGCCTTGTGAGCCAGTCCCCGATTGTTATTCCTGATTAGGCAGGAACAGCAAGAGCCACAGCAGAGGTATCACGCAACTCGCCAACACCGTAGAGCGTGTCAGCAGTCAACAGGGTACCGAGGTACTCTTGTTTGTACTGGGTCTGAACACGAACACCAAGTTGGTCAACCAGAACAAATGCCTCTGGGTGTGCCAACAGAGCGATACGGGTCGTCGTTGTCGTTGCTGTATCAGCGTTGGTCGTTACAAAGACCTTAACGCCGTATACGTCACCAATCTGACCGTTGCGGATGGTAGCGCCATCACCAACGAAAGCCTGCTCAGTGAAACGAGCAAGACCCATCATGGTGTTACGGGTTGCAGGAGGAACGATCAAGAAACGTCCGTCCATCGGAACAT